ATGAATTTGTCTCTTCATCAAAATCATACTGAGCGTATATTGATCCAGCGGGAATTGCTTGTCCACCAGAAGAATCTAATGAATTACTAATAACCCAATCACTAGTAGATAGTGGGCAACTCTTAGCAGAGAATGTAGCAGTAGATGCGCTATATTTACTAATAACAATGTTAGTACCTAAATTTGGAGAGTTTGTTTTAACCCAAACTGATCCTGTTGGATGAGGTTGACTATCAGTTGACTTCCATAATGGTTGTTGAGCATTGGTACCATAAACAAGTTTTGGAGAGTAATATGTCTTTGCAGTAATTCCCAAACTTGTTAATGTCGCCGAAGTGCTTCCACTTCCAATAATTACAGTTGATCCATTATCTTGAAATATTTGTAATCTTCCATCAATATTTAGAGCTGTAACACCTAAAATATTGGCCCCGTTAATTTCCCCAACAACACCATCAACTGTGTTATTTGGACTCACTGGAACTGTTACAGTATTACTATTGATTATAATACTTCCCGCAGTTACTGTTACTGGAGTAGCAGTACCCTGAACTGTTGGCCAACTATTTTTCCAAGAGTGACCCCCAAGAACAACCCATTCATTATTTGAATTTTTAAACCAATAAGTATAATAACTTGATGGAGATCCATACTGTTCTGTCAATACCATAGCGTAATCGCCAATATTTCCAATATATTGTTGTGGTTGACCATCAGAACTAGCAACGTCAGCCACATCTTCAATAACGATTGGACTAATTACAGAGAATGTTCCTGTTGCCGAATTGAATTGAAACATACCCCATGTACTGGTAGTTGTATTCAACCAATAAGATCCATCTACTGGAGGTGCACTTGGACGTCCAGTTTGACCAATATAATCAGCTAAGTTAATATTGGCACGAATTACATAACATAGATTACTTGTTCCAAGAACTGAATAAGCGGCAAATAAACCGTATTCATTTAGTTCATAACCTTGAATTGCTGTTCCATCAGTTGTCTTATAGAAAAATGGTGTTCCAAAGAAACTTACCAAATCACGTTGACTTGTGACTCTGTATAGTTTATTAGCATTGGCAGCCAATGTTCCGGGAGCAATTGCTGTTCCAGAAGGATCAGGTTTGTTTTGTGCGGTTGCCATGATAATAAGTGGAACCGATGCTGGTGGTGCAGGTAAGTATTGACTTTGGTCAATAATGGTGATTTCTACACCAGGCGATTCTAGAGCCATTGTTTTCTCCTAAAATTTAGTATTACAACGATTAAATGTCAGCACTATGCGTGACAGTTTCATAATAATATTTATCTAAATTTAGAAAAAGTACTCTGTTACTGATCTCTACTAGTAGAGTTACTTTTCAAAGTAACATAAATAGTCATTATGAATAGACCGTTATGTACTGTTTGTAATAAATTACCAAGAGCAGCCGCCTATTATCGTAATGATAAACGATATTATCGCAGTCGTTGTGAAAGTTGTATCAGAAAAAATAAACAACTAAAAGCCGCTGATCCTCGTTGGAAGATTCGCGGCTATAAAAAGAAAACACATTGTGATCTTTGTAATTTTAAAGCTAGATATACTAATCAAATTCTAGTTCATCATATTGATGGTAACTTAAATAATTGTGAATTAATCAATTTACGTTCAATATGTTTAAACTGTGTTGAAGTTGTTAAACGAAATAATACTACTTGGAAAATAGGGGATTTAACAGTTGATTAATTTGACTATATAAGTCATCTATTGTACCATCATTATCTAAAATAGCATCAAAATTAGTACCTATCCAAGAAGTTTCACTAACATGAATTTTATAATTATCTAAAAATGATTTGTTACTTGCCCATGATAAGTTTTTAGTAGGTCCCTTATTCACTATTTCAGCTGCATGATACCATTCTGGATCAGGTCCACGATGAGTTCTGATAACCATACCACCCGCATCTTTAATAGATTTTATTTCATTAGGAAATCTTACATCTGAGATTACAACATTATCTGATATCGTGGCAAGTTTATATTCTACGCTATGAATCCAAATATTGTCGTGAAAGGCTTTACGTGCCACTTCTGTTCCCCAATATTGTAGAACCCAACGTGGAGTTAAATGTGGCATATTGAGCTTATTTGCCCACCACTTATCTACCTTCTCTCTCCAATCTCTACTTTCTGTGGTTCTACCCTCAAGTAGTTCACGATCCCAGCCAAATATAGCAGAGACAGCATCTTTTAATGTACCAGCGAAACTTATTCTTCTGAATCCGTGTACGTTTACTAGATAATCAGCAACAGTATCTTTCCCGCTACCCTGAAATCCACATACACCTACTATAATCTTATTTGACACAGTATCTCCACAATGAAATATTATTGTAATACTATGTTAATGATTAGTCAAGTGTCGGATTATCCAATTACCCAAGATAGTGGTTCAGAACCATCTACATAGGCTTTGAGTTCATCAATTAGAGCAACTTGTAATGCCGCACCTTCGGCTTTCATGGCAGCACCATTCAATGTTGTTCCACCCTGCGGACCAGCTATTGTACCAAATTTTTCACGAGCTTCACCAATGGTAAGTTTACATTGGGCTAATGTCCAACTTGTAATCCAATTACCAATATTAGGGTCTTGAAGTAATGTAATTTCTGGCTTCATATTGTCAGTCCACAATAGAATTCTTTCACCAGTACCTTTAAAATCACGAACAAATTGAATCTCTTTTGTTACTGGATTAAATGTATAGATAACATATCCACCAAACATACGTGCAGCTAATTCAACATATTGTGCATAAAAGTCATATGTGGCTAATCCACCAGCATAATTGTAGTTTAACAAATATGTATTTAAAATCGCTGATGAAAATGGATCAAATGATGTAGCACTTGGTCCAGTTTCTAATCCAACAGTTCTACGAAATGCTTGTCTAACTCTAGTTACTTCTTGTGGTAAAATATAGGAATTTTGATTGGCTTGAACTTCTAATAACATATATGATTCTTCATATGCATTTTGACCACGTTGACGATATGTAGAAATAGCATAGCGATAAGCAGCCTCGTAGTGTTCAGGATCTAATTCTAGATCAATAATACCATCACCAAGACGATATCTGATACTATTAAATAATTGTTGTTTTAATTCTACGAGATTAGCCATAAAAATACCCTATCATAAGATAGAGTATTTATCAAATATTAAGTTGAATCAATAAGCTTTCAGAATAATTAAATTATCACTAGTACGACCATTGGGTTGAGCCTGTACAGCATTAATCTCGGCAAAAACTTTACGACTTGAAGGTTTTCCACCAGACATTAATTTCTTTAGAATCTCGGCTGGTTTACGTAGAGTTTTAACTCCACTTTTCATAGAATCATACCCAATAATAGTTGTACCTTTGATTCCAAGAGTACCAATATGATCATCAGCAATGTAATAATGAAGTTTACGTTTGGCAGTATCATATGCCCATACTTCTGTGGCATTAATAATCTTACTAGGATGAACACTGACAAGTTTAAGTGTTTCTTCTGACTTCTGATACTTCATTTTTGAAGCTTGTTTCTCTGGAGAAACTGGTTTACGAGCACGAACTGCTTTTGATGCCTTTTTAACCGAAACATAACTACTTAAACTAGCCAATACGGCTTCACAAAACTTAATAACTGCCTTGATTTGTGTTTTAGTATAATGAGAATAGGCTTCATTGAGTTGTTTGTCTTTTCCCGTTTGTACTTCTTGAAACTCAGCCAATTTACGCTTCCATACATCAGTCAAAATAGACATATGTTGTGGCATAATATTACGTTCAGTTAACATTCCAACACTATTAACGTCAATATTAACAGGTTTTGCACCAAGAATAATGAAATCGTCTAACCAACCTTCAATTTCTCCCGCAACTTCACGAGTACGCTCACGCATAATTTCTTGAATGTTTGGGCGATTTGATGAAATCGTTTCTACAACTTGTGGTGCAGTGGGACTAACTACTTTTGGTTTTGAGATTGATTCAATCAAGCGATTTAATTCATTAGTCAAACGAGTAGTTTCTTCAGTTGAAAGATTTAACCCACGCATGTACATACGTGCCAACCAACCTAATGTTGGCATAATTTCACGTTCTTCCACTTTACTTAATAATTTGGAAAGTTCTTTTCTATCAGTTTTTTCGGCATAATCAATTAAAAAATCTTTAGAATTTTTAACACTACAGAAACGACTATACCAATTAAATGACATTCCTAATGCCAAAGACCGATTATCTGAATCGGGTTGTGTCACAAACATAGGTTCTGTGCCATAATACTGAGTATCAGCGTCTTTTGGCTTAAAATCCGAAACAATTGTTCGTTCAGTAGACGCTAAGACTTTTTTAGTAGATGCTAAAACTTTTTTAGTAGATTTTGTGGCCATTTTATTCTCAAATTTAAGTAACAAAGTACATTATACTATAAACGGTATTTATTGTCAAACGTTTTTGGATAAATACTTAACTATGCCAAGACTCAGCCTATATCGTCCAACCCAATCAAATGATTATTCATTTTTTGATAAAACAATCAAAGAGATGTATACTGTCGGTGCAACTGATCTTTACATACACAAATATTTAGGCACCAATAATCCGGTTAATAATGACGCTACATTGCCTACCTATGATAGTACTAATCCTACAAATATTCAAGATTTACTATTCTTAGAAAACCGTGATCGTAAGTATGATAATAATATTTATAGATTACGTGGACATTATAATGTCCAGAATTTAGACTTTGATCTAAGTCAATTTGGTTTATTTTTAACCAGTGATGTTATTTTCATTACCGTTCATTATAATCAAATGATTGATATCATTGGACGTAAATTAATGGTTGGTGATGTATTTGAATTACCACATTTAATAGATTATCATCCGCTTAATGATACAATACCAATTGGTTTACGTAGATATTATCAAGTAACTGATTCAAATTATGCCAGCGAAGGTTTTAGTGCCACTTGGTTCCCACATATGTGGAGAATTAAATGTGAACCATTGGTCAATAGTCAAGAATTTAATGATATTCTTAAAGATCCAATTAACAAAGATAATTATATTGGTGATTGGGATTCAACTACTTCATATGAAGTTGGATATACAGTAACATATGGTGATAAAATTTATACTCCAATAAGATCAGTACCGGCAGGAGTTAGTCCTCCAGATCCATCGTTTTGGGCTGTCAGTGATGAACAAAATTTAATAGATATTATATCTACTTACAATAAGAATATATCTATTAACAATGCCGTTATAGAAGAAGCTAAACGTGTATTACCAAAAAGCGGATATGACTTGAGTAATTTATATATTGTTCCAACATATATTGATAATCAACCAGCACCACCAATTAATGTTGTAGTACCATTTAATACAAATTCAAATATTGTGGCAGCTTCATTAAAGATTGTTAGAAATCCAATGTATCTTAATGCTAGTCCAGTTCTTAGATTAAATCCAGTTGCAAAAAAGGCATTTAAAGCGTTTAATGTACTATCTCTTCAAATTGGAACAATAACACCAAAACTTAGTGAAACAGGTAGTGGTTTAGTACATTCAGATATGGCACTAATTACTGCTACCATATCTGAGAACATTACTGGCCCGTATGGTACAGCAGATAATACTTATGCCGAAGCAGATCAGTATGTTAATTCAACATTAAAGAATTTATTGGCTGTACCAGCCAATAGTTATAGAGTTACAATTCAAGGTATATTAGATAATGATGTAAGTATTGGGTTGGTTATAAGAGCCACAGTGTTTAGTGCTAATGGTACATCAACTAGTGTATGGCCTAGTAATACTACAATTGTTGCCGTTGATTCAGATACAAACACATTAGTAGTTAGTAATCCTACTGGGGTTATTATACCAGTTGGAACTTCAATTGAAGTTAGTTATAATTTTACTGGTACTGTAACTCCAGTAATGGATTATAGAGCCGATGCTGATCCACAATTTAGTTATATTGCAAGAAGAAGTCCTCGTGACTTTGGATGGGTTAATGGATACTTAACTGGTGATGATCAAGCTCCAAATGGAGAACCATATCAATCAGGAATTGTATTTCCAGCTACACCTTCAATTGGACAATATTTCTTACGTATAGATTATCTACCACAACAATTGTATAGATATGATGGATCTATGTGGGTTCACATTAGTTCAAATGTCAGAACTGATACTGCATTTAGTGACACAGATCAAAGTCTATTATCTGGATTTATCAATAATGATGCGGTTACTATGACAAGTACAGGTCAAACTGTACCACAACAACAAAGCCTATCAAATGTCTTACGTATACAACCAGACTGATTTATAGTTTAGTTGATATCGTCTGATAAATATTAACATCTCTAGGAAATTTTAATGGCAGCTTACTTTTATGACGAACAAATAAAGCGTTTTTTATTACAATTTGCACGCATATTCAGCGAATGGAGTGTGACTTTTGGCACCGATCCAGCTGGTAATACAATTTATCATAGAGTACCTATTATATATGGTGATGGTAGTCGTCAAGCCGCCACTATTATCGCTAATAACTCGGCAAGTAATATGCCTAGTGCTCCTCAAATTGTTTATTATATTTCTGGTCTAGAATATGATCAAACTAGAACACAAGATCCAACATTTGTAGATGTAACAAGTGTCAGACAACGTGCTTTTAATCAAGAAACTGGAGAATATGAAACTGTACAAGGTAATGCATTTACAGTAGAACGCTTAATGCCTGTGCCATATACTCTCAGAGTCACTGTAGACTTTTGGACTACTAACTATCAACAAAAACTTGAATTAATTGAACAAATGGCTGTATTGTTTAACCCAAGTTTAGAAATACAAAGCACAGATAACTTTTTAGATTGGACCAGTTTAAGTGTAGTATATCAAGATGGTCTTACATTTACTAGCAGAGCAATACCAATTGGAACTGGTAATCCCATTGATGTATTGACTTGGAAATTTTACATGCCAATTTGGATCAGTGCTTCAGTTAAAGTTAAAAAACTTGGAATCATTCAGAAAATTATTGCCAGTATTTATAGTGGAAAAGCATTAAGTGATATTCAAGATGATGATTTGTTATTGGGTACTAGACAAAAGATTACACCATATGGATATCAACTATTATTGTTAGGTGATAATTTACAAATTTTACCAGCCAATAATCCAAATCAACCACCTAATACTTCATATGAAGTACCAACAGAACCACCAGGAACTGTATTTTGGCATAGTGTATTAAACGTATATGGTGTAATAAGACCCGGAGTTAGTATGATAGCTTTAGAAAATCCATATCTAAGTACAGAAATCATGGGTACTATTGATTATGATCAATTTGATGATAGTTTGTTAACCTATAATATTGATCCAGATACTTTACCACAAAATACATTGGATCCAGTTGATAGTATTATTGATCCAACTCAAAAATATCCAGGAGAAGGTTTACCATCATCTATTTCTGGTCAACGTTACTTAATTGTTGCTGATATACCACATCAAATAACATATAATTCACTACCCAATGCTTGGCCTGGATTAACCACTGGCGCAATCGCTGGGTCTATTATTGAATATGATGGAACTGAATGGTTTATTAGTTTTGATACTACTCAAATACAAGTTATGCAATTTGTAACCAATTTAACTAGTGGTGTTCAATATCGCTATATAGCCGATCAAGGTTGGATGAAGAGTTATGAAGGTTATTATAACCAAGGTGATTGGCGTATTATAATATAATGAGTAAAAGACAAGTTAACGGCGTAGGAGTAATGTTTTGCGCTCAATCTACTGGACGACATTTATTTTTATTACGTAATGATAAGAATGTACATGTGTGGGGATTACCTGGTGGTAAAGTTGAACGCGATGAAACATTGTTAGAATCTTTACAACGTGAATGTCATGAAGAAATAGATTATTGGCCAGAACAAGCTAAGTTATTTCCCATAGAACAGTTTACCAGCGAAGATAAAAACTTTGTTTATCATACATTTTATTGTATGTTATCAGATGAGTTTATACCAACATTAAATAATGAACATATTGGTTATGCATGGGTAGATGGTAAAACTTATCCAAAACCATTACATCGTGGATTATTTGCTACATTGAATTATGATATCATTCAACAAAAAATAGATATAATTCAACAAGCCATTAAATGACAAAAGCCGCTTAAGCGGCTTTTTGTTGTCAGTACTATATTAAACTGTAGGTAACAATAGTATTGGATATAGTCCAGGTGGTGTTAAT